CCAGGGTGTCCGCGTCGTCGATCCGCTGTAGGTAGTAGTAGACCAATTGATCGGTAGAGTTATCAGGAACAGCCCAAAGGTTAATTACAGGCGCAATCTGACGATTGAACCAGAACTGGCTAGGCCGACCTTGAGTTGTTTTGCTCGGCATCGTGACGTAATCGCCGCGGCTAATGCGGTCAATAGTGAAGTCCGTGCCGTTTCTCCGTAGAGTTACTTCCAACAGATCAACCACATCAGGCAGCAACGTCTCAGTCGCTTGCCCCTGTGTCAGGGTAATAGTTCCCTGCTTCACGGTCCACATGTTTAGACCGCGATTGGCCCACTCTGCAAACATCAGGTTCAGAGACCGACGAGCGGTGCGAGCGTCATAGCCTGTGCGGACTTCAATCCCGCACCTCTCGAACGCTTCCTCGATGACCTCACCGACGTCGAGATTAAAGTCTCTTGAGTTTGATACTGTCATTGTATTAGCTCATCTTTGTGTCGCGCACACCGCGGCCAGACATAACCATGCCGCCGTTCATGTAGCGTTTTGTAGCAAAACTCTTAGACTTCATAGCCTTAGTGCCCCCCTGTTTTTTGATAAGGTCTTGGTCTTTCTTCAGATCGTCATAGGAATCAACCATTGAGGAGTTAGCGAGCTTCTCTAAGATATTGTCTCCAGGATCAGTTCTGTCCGGTGCTGCATACATTTCTCTTATTGCATTATTACGATCACCATAGGCCTTTTTAGCAACCCTTTTAGCAACCCTATCTCCTCGAGTTTCAAACTCCGTGCCTTCAGGCACCCTAGTATTTTTTACCATCTTCAATACTCCTTTGTTTTACGTTTCGCGGCGGACACTCTACGAGGCTTGCCCGCGGGTTGTCCAAGTTTGTTCTTCTCGCGTATCTTACTACGTTTTTCCGCCGCTGTCATTTCTTTAGATGTCTTAGGCGTTTTTGAACTCACCCTCTTACTTGGACGGCAATACGGAGTGCCGCGGCTCTCGCCCTTCTTGCGACCGCAAGGCTTGCCAGTCTTGACGTCTACCCAGCCCTCTTTAAACCAACGCTTGAGTGCTGCACCTTTTTTTGATTTGCGTACAGCCATCAGAAAGTTCTTGTCTCTTTGCGTCTATTCTCTGCAACCTCGCCACAGCCCAGAGCAATAAAGCCCCCATCTTTTAACTTCTTTGTGACAGGGCGTTTGCGCTTCTTAGAAGATTCGCCCCACTTTGACGCGCCCACCTTTCGACATTTTGCTATTGCTCCCGAGGCGTAGGCGCTTGGGAAAACCTTGTAACGTGCTTTTACTTTCTTGTAGCAAGCGTCTTTCGTCATTTGTTCTTCTCCGTGTTGGAGGCGTGGAAATCTGTTTGGACATCTGTGATCGGGATAAAGTCATACTTGGCCCTCCGTACTAAAAAGTCTTGCCACATAGGCTTTATCATATCGTGGTTCTCGTCAACTTTATACGACACCACCGCAACATTAGCGTTCAACTGATACACCTGTAACGATGCCCAGCCCAGCAAAGCCAATCCCAAGACAGAAAAAACATGTTGTATATCAATCTTCATCCCGTCACCACATCTTACAGGACCAGTAACGGGCCGTCAGCTTGTCAAGTTTCTTTGTATCGCACCCGTGCCGTGCACGAAACGATTTGCGACGTTTAGGGTTGGACTTCTTAATGGTCATATTGGCATCGCCAAACCTGATGATTTTTTCTTTACCTTTATCGCAAGCCTTTACAACGGACTTTTTACCGCCAGAAATCTGACGCTTGGGTACGTTACATTTCATCTTGGACTTGTCGATTTTAGCCATATCAAGCCACCCTAAAGTTTATGCGTGGTAGAACATCATCAAGTCAAACTGCGGAACAACGAATGTAACAAAGCAACCGTCTTTAAACAGTACGCCCTCATCCGGCATAAACGGGTCGTCAGAGGCGTTGTCAGTCCCAATAGAGCGAAACTGAATTAGTTCTGTGCCTGTAACACCGCCGTTTCGTAGGTTAGCTTTTCCAGCGGTTCCGCCAGAATAAAAAGAAAACCCTTGCAAACGAGTGCGCCCTGCGAAGATTACGCCTGCCGCATTAGCATTAATACCAGCGGATACGTTTCCTGCGGGATTGCCAACCGCGGTTATGCTTGTAATTGTTTTAAAATAACCAGAACTGGTTGCTGTTCCAGCATTCGCGCCCGTAAGGTTTTCGGTAAGTGCCGCACCATTTACATCTGTGCCAACTATATTAAACGACTTTGAAGAATCGTTTCCTGCGGACAAAATTGTAACTTGTCTTGCAGAAGCGTTTGTAACGCTGCCGCCAGAAGCTAAAGCACCGCCAATAGTTAATGCCGCGTTGTTTCCAACGGAAGCGGCTGTTGAAATTCCGTCCGCGTCTAAAGCCACCTCATCGCTGATGATGACTGGGGTTACGTCTGATCCTGCCATTTCGGCCTCCTACAAATGAAGGCGGGGCGTTAACCCCGCCAGATTAATTAACCTATCGTAGCAATAGGAGTGGATAGAGCAGTTGCCATCCAAGTGGAGTTAGTTCCGTCATCAGCAACACATGTCATTGAAACACGGGCGTTAGCCACTGTTGAGTTAGGAAGAGTTAATGTATCTCCAGCAACATCGCTAACGGCGTTTGCAGCGGTTCCTGCTACGAGTGAAAGCATACCTTGGAAATTAGAAACTGCACTTCCCGGTAAAACAAAGGTAGTCGTTACACTTCCACCAACAGCAACAGTTAGCTGAAAGTCATACGTTACGCCTACGTTGCCTGTAGACAACGCGGGAAGATTGACAATGTTGGCTGCCGCACCGTTAATCAAAAACAAAGTTCCTGATTGCGCCGCTGTCAATGTCTCTGTTTTTGCTGTTGCCGCGTTGAAATCCGTGTTAACAGCGCGTTTGCCTGTAATTGATTCCGTTACAGAAAGAGTTCCGCCGATAGAAGCGTCATTATTGTATGTGGAATTTGTAGTTATAGCGCCAGTTGTGGCATTGGTTGTGATGTCTTCAAAACCGTTTTGCGAACGCACTGGTCCGCTGAAAGTAGAATTACCCATGAGAATCTCCTGTCGGGGTTAAGTCAGCCGTACAATACGACTGTCAGGGATAACCAAACAGTATACGATTCTAAAACAAAAAGAAAGGGGCCACCGAAGCAGCCCCCTCTTATAGACAGACTTTCAGTTATGCGCCAGGTGAGCCAAACACACAACGTGGGTCGCTAAAGCCAAAGCTGTAACGCTCCCGTGCCTTAAAGCGCATGTTACCTGTGTCGAAATCAGCTTCCATGTTAGTGGAAAGCGGAGTCCGCTCAAAGTGAACAAAGCCGCGAGGCGCGTCAGTTTTAATAAAGAACGCATCTGGATCAGTAAGGAAGTCGTTGACGGCATAGCCTTCAGGCAACATCCCCATGGAACGGATTGCGTTAGTGTCGTTGTCCGAAGTACCAACACGCAGGTTGGAAACCATCAGACGCTCTGCAACGAACTGCAATTGACGAGGAATCATCAACTTCATACCGCGAAGAGCAACCTTCAAACCACGTTCGTCAACATAACCAGCGATATTGATCAACGCATCTTCGAGAGATGTTTCGTTCAAATCAGCAGCAGTTGATGGTTCGTTGGCAAAAGTGCCACCGTTTGTGAGCGGGTGATCAGTGGCACAAAGTGCAACTCCGTCGCCGCCAGCAGAAGCGCCCGCTGCGAACGCATTGTTCAGCACAGCGGCAGCTTTAACCTGCTTTGAGTGGGCCATTGAGCGAGCGAGGGCGCGTGTGTAACGACTGCCGAGACGGTCGTACAAGTTGTCCTCGATTGCTTCCTCAGTAATTGAGAACGCAAGCGCAACGGTTTCGTGGTTGTAACGAGCGGTATATGCTTCGTTAGCGTCGTCGAAATTAATCGCAGAACCTTCAGATTTAGTAGGTGCTGCGCCAAATCCGGCCAACATAACTTCCTCCTCGAATGCACGATCCGATGATTCAGTTGTGTAGATCTCGCCGTGTTGGTTTTCGTAACGACTGTACTCCATTCCAAACAAGGCGTTGAGACCTGGTTCTAGCTCTTTCGCTAATTGTGCGCGTGAAATAGCCATATGTTAGTCCCCCTTATACGCCGGTCGTAGAAACAGTGCCAGCAGCAACGGAGCCTGTAGGCGCGTTGAAGTGGTTGTTTATACGAACGATTAGTGGAATACCAGCAGCGGTGAAGTCAGCATTATCGGGGTCATTTTGGACACCCATAATCCGTAAAGCCAACGTGTTGGTAGTTGCGATAGTATTCAGATCTGCTGTTGCAGACGAAATACCAGTTGTGGTCGAACCAGAGTTACCTGTTGCAAACGCAATGTTTGCGAACACAGCTGCGCGAATCTCCGCTTCAGTGTTTGCCGCAGCAACTACGTTAGATGTAGCAACTGTGAACAACTGATTTGGGTCGTCGTACAGAAAGGCTTTGACAGGATAATTAGAATCCGCGCCAGAACCGGGCCATTGGTTAGAGAAGATAGTTTCACCAGTAGTAGATGAGACATACTCACAACCGCCAAACACACCCACGATAGAGACGTTACCACCAGCCGCAGCTTGTAGATCGTCAATAACGCCCGCAGCAAGCGGAATAACCGGCATGCCTTGGAAGATTGGGTTACTGTTGTCGGATGCAATGCGATACTCAGTCATACCGGTAGAATTGGTCGCTTGACCAATTTTTCCAATGGGACGTAGCCCAAAGGATCCGTTAGAATTTGCCATAATAGCACCTCAAAAGTTACTCGGAGTCTCTTCGTGAGCCTCCGAAGGATACACGACTTTGCCGATTATTAGATATCGGCATTGAAGGATGTTGGTCCTTCATTAGGTCCTGATCAACTGCTACCATCTGTTCGCGGGTCCGGGTCCCGTAATACGCGGATCGTTCTTGGGCGGTTTCTACAGGTATGCGGCACAGCATTAATCCACCTTGTCCGATGATCCCTTCGTATCGACCTTCGTCAATAGTAGGGGCTTCGTAGTCTGGATACTCGTCCTTACGAACAGGTTCCCATCCTTCGCGTAGCTTGGTGTTGACATTCATTTTGTCTTCTTCACCACGCATTGCGATTCGAATCCAACGATGCACATAGCCCGCAGGGGGCTCGGGTGCAGCAAGGCGACTGGGCGGTGCCCATGGTTTACGGCGCGTTTCTGTTTCGCGGGTTGCGCTTTCGCGCGATTTTTTGTCAGTCATGTCATCAATCCTTCACAAACTTTGCATACTCTTCAAGCGGTACGTTTAATCGTTTCGCCATCGCAATTTGTGATGGGGATAGTTTCACCGACCTGCGCCCTGTTTTCGCTGTACTGCGGGTAGCTGAAGCGCCAGCAGGTGCGACCTGTGCTCCGCCCGATTGTTTCGCTTTGAACTTGTGTGGAAACTCCACACGCATCCT